ATGACTTCCATCATCACCAACCAACTGATTCAGGAAATTGAGAACAACCAAGAGTGGCAAGAGAAGTTCGACCGTCAGGTAGAACTTGAGGAGAAGATGAGAGGCATGGGCGTCGACCGTCACTGGTCGGAGGTAGCCAAGGCCAGGGAGCGTGGTCAGGAAACCAGCGTCCGCTCCGTCCGCCGACTGATGAACTCGTCAGTCGCCAAGATCGCAGAAGGCATCCGCCAGTTCATCGAGAGCTGCGAGGCTGGCAAGGCTGGCCGCAAGCACAGCGCATACCCACTGCTCAAGCAGATCGAACCCGAGTCCGCAGCCCTGATCACCGCACGGGTGGTACTGGATGGCGTGGCCAAGGGTGATCTGCTGGTTCCCCTGGCTCGCCGCGTTGCGTCCCTGATCGAGGACGAGCTGGCCTTCCGTGAGTTCGCCAAGGCGGACAAGAAGACCTACGACTGGCTGGTCAAGCGCGAGAAGCGAGTCAACGGCAGCAGCTACCGCCGCCAGCGGCTGACCATGCTGCACAACATGGAGTCCCGCAACATCGCATGGCAGGAGTGGACTGCCCGCGAGTCCCTGCTGGTCGGCTCCAAGCTGATCGAGATCATGACCGAGACCACCGGCCTGATTCAGAAAGTCACCCGCACCGTGGATGTGAAGCGCCAGGAGGTAGCCATCGAGGCCACCCCTGAGACCATCGCCTGGATCAACGAGGAGAACAACCGCTGCGAAGCTCTCTCCCCGGTGTACCTGCCCACCATCATCCCGCCACGCCCCTGGACTTCACCGTTCGAGGGCGGCTACTGGACTCCGCGTGTCCGCCGACTGGCCCTGGTCAAGACCCACTCGAAGGGGTACTTGGAGGAGCTGGCCGAGCACGACATGCCGGAAGTCTACGATGCGATCAACGCCATGCAGCACACCGCCTGGGCCATCAATGGCCGGGTGCTGGAGGTGGTTCGCAACCTGTGGAACAACGGTGCCACCCTGGGTGGTATCCCTGCGGCTGACGATCTGCCGCTCCCGCCGAAGCCCCTGTTCCTTGAGCAGGAGCTGCCCCGCGAGGAGTGGTCGGAGGATCAGGTGCGCCAGTTCAAGGAGTGGAAGCGCGAGGCAACTGACACCTACGCGGCGAACGCCAAGCTCAAGTCGCTGCGTCTGCAGTTCGCCAAGGTGCTGATGATTGCCGAGATGTTCGAGCATGAGGACGAGCTGTACTTCCCGCACCAGTTCGACTTCCGTGGTCGGGCCTACGCTGTGCCGATGTTCCTGAATCCCCAGGGCAGCGACATCGCCAAGGGTCTGCTGGAGTTCGCCAATGCGGTAGCGATCAACGACGAGGAAGGTGCCAACTGGCTGGCCATCCACGGTGCCAACAGCTACGGCTACGACAAGGTCTCCCTGGCCGAGCGTGTGCGCTGGGTGCAGGAGAACGAGGGCGAGATCCTGGCCTGTGCTGCTGACCCGTACAGCCACAGCATGTGGGCCAAGGCCGACAAGCCGTTCCAGTTCCTGGCGTTCTGCATCGAGTGGGCTGAGTTCAAGCGCGAGGGTTACGGCTACCTGTCGACCCTACCCATCGCAATGGACGGTAGCTGCAACGGGCTGCAGAACTTCTCGGCCATGCTGCGTGATGCCATCGGCGGCGAGGCCGTGAACCTTGTGCCCCAGGAGAAACCGGCGGACATCTACCAGAAGGTGGCCGACCGTGTGCTACTGCGTGTCGAGGCTGACGCTGTCGGTCAGGACGAGGTGCTGGCTGCGCTGGCCCAGGGCTGGCTCAAGCACGGCATCAACCGCAAGGTGTGCAAGCGCCCGGTGATGACCCTGGCCTACGGCGCCAAGGAGTTCGGCTTCAAGACCCAGGTGTTCGAGGACACCGTGATGCCGTACAAGCTGAAGGCTGGCAAGGACTTCCCCTGGGAAGGCTCCGGCTGGGCTGCCGCTGAGTACATGGGCAAGCTGATCTGGGAGTGCGTCGGTGAGGTGGTGGTCGCTGCTCGTCAGGCTATGGACTGGCTGCAGAAGGCTGCGCGTCTGGCCGCGAAGGAAGGACTGCCGGTGCGCTGGAACACCCCGGACAATCTGGTCGTGCTCCAGGCGTACCCGAAGATGCTGACCGAGCGCATCGACCTGACCTTCGGGGGCAGCCGTCACCTGCTCACCGTGGCAGTCAGCCCGACCACCGAGCTGGATCGCAACAAGCAAGCCAACGGGATCAGCCCGAACTGGGTTCACTCGATGGACGCCAGCCACATGCGGGCCACTGTCCGCCGCTGCTGGAACGAGGGAATGCGTAGCTTCTCCCTGATCCACGACAGCTACGGCACCCACGCCGGGAACGCCTGGGCACTCGCCAAGTTCCTGCGTGAGGAGTTCGTCATCATGTACGAGGAGGATGTGCTGGAAGACTTCAAGCGAGAACTGGAGCGGCAGCTCCCCGAAGGATCAGAGCTTGATCCGCTACCCCCGAAAGGCAACCTGGACTTGGCTTTGGTGCTGGAGTCCGCGTTCTTTTTTGCCTGATACTATCCATTAGCGCATAGATTACGCAGGTGTAACGAGGGCCAGCCGGGATTACCACACAGGTATGGAAGACCGTGCTGGCTCCACCCCCGAGGCGATTACCACACAGGTATGGAAGACCGCCCACCAACCAGATCACGAGGAGAACTTCATGAGCGCACTGCAACAAGCCATCGAGTACTGGAGCGAGGACATGCCGATCCCTCTGGATCTGGCAATGGAGCTGGCCAGCGAGGGCTACGACGTTGAAGCCCTTGAGGACTTCTATCGCCAGTAACTATCCACCAACGCATTGAACCCACGACAACTGTGAGGACCACTGAATGACCGACAAGAAAGCCCGCAACCCCCGTTACGTCACCCAGGTTGGCGTTGCCATCTACCCGCACCTCGTTGAGCCGGACACCAAGTTCAACGCCGAGGGCGAGTACAAGGTGAAGCTGCGCCTGTCCCCGGACTCGGTAATCACCGACGCCAAGGGCAAGCGCGTTGCTGACGTGCAGAGCTTCATCGACGAGATGATGGGCAAAGCTCTGGAGAAGGCGCAGCAGGAGAACAAGGGCAAGATCAAGGAGGCCGATGCGCCCTACGAGATCGACGACGAGACCGGCGAAGTGCTGGTCAACTTCAAGCTCAAGGCCACCGGCAAGACCCGTGATGGCAAGGAGTTCACCCAGAAGCCCGCGCTGTTCGACGCCAAGGGCAAGCCCGCTGAGGTCAAGGGTGTCTGGGGCGGCAGCAAGATCAAGGTCTCGTTCGAGGTCGTGCCGTTCTACACCAAGCTGATCGGTGCCGGTGTCTCGCTGCGCCTCAAGGCCGTGCAGATCATCGAGCTGGTAGCCGGTGGCAACGGCGGTTCCGCTGACAGCTACGGCTTCGGCGAGGAAGAAGGCTACGAGGCTGAGGACGAAGCAGCCGACAACGGGTTCAGCTCCGAGGACGAAGGCGGCGAAGCCCCGGCTGACGACGAGGACTTCTGATGGCAGCTCCCCGAGAGGCCGGGCTTCGGCTCGGCTTCCGGTCGGGGCTTGAGGAGAAGATCGCCCGAGAACTGGATGCCCACGGCATCGAGGTTCAGTACGAAACCGAACAGATCCGCTACGTCAAACCCGCCCGCGAAGCCAAGTACACCCCCGACTGGATACTGCCCAACGGAATCATCGTCGAGACCAAAGGCAGGTTCGTCGTCGAAGACCGCCAGAAACACCTGATCATCAAGGAGCAGCACCCCGGCCTGGACGTGCGCTTCGTCTTTTCCAACTCCCGTACCCGCATCAGCAAGAACAGCAAGACCACCTACGCAATGTGGTGTGAGAAGTACGGGTTCCTGTTTGCCGACAAGTCCATCCCCGAGGCGTGGCTCCAAGAGCCGCACTGCCCGGAGCGTTGGGCTGCCCTGGAGAATGCCCGAGTTAAGAAGAAATGAACCGCGAGATTGACACCCTGATCATCCACACCGCCGCGACCAAGGCGACTGCGGACATCGGTGCCGTCGACATCGACAAGTGGCACCGCGCCCGTGGTTGGCTGGGCTGTGGCTACCACTTCGTGATCCGCCGCAACGGCACCATCGAGTCCGACGAGAAAGGCAACCGCTGCCGTCCGCTGGCCCAGGCCGGTGCCCATGTCGGTGACTGCGGCCCTGGCTGGAACAAGCGCAGCATCGGCATCTGTCTGGCTGGTGGCCTCGATGCCAACGGCAAGGCCGAGAACAACTACACCCCCGAGCAGTGGAAGTCCCTGGAAGAACTCGTTCTGTCTCTGCTCGAACGCTTCCCCTCCATCAAGACCATCGGTGGTCACCGCGACCTGATCCGCAAGACCGGCGCGCCGCCGAAGGACTGCCCGTGCTTCGACGTGAAGACGTGGTTCGAGCGCGAGGTGAAGCCCAAGTACCCCGAGGCCGCGTACATCCAGGCCGTGCGGTACATCTGACCGATTACCACACAGGTATGGAAGACCGATTTACCCCCAGTACTAGCTGTAACCGAACCCCTGGTTGCTCCGGCACCGGGGGTTCTTTCTTTCAAGACCCACGACAACTGTGAGGAGACCCCATGACCCACACCCAAATCCGTGCCCTGTCGCCGCAGTGCGAGCTGATCCTCAACCACCTGCGTGCTGGCCACTCGATCACCCAACGCTCGGCCCTGATGGACTTCGGCGTGATGGCCCTGCCGCGCCGCATCGCTGACCTCAAGGAGCGTGGCTACGACATCGTGTCCGTGATGGAGCACAACAAGCTCACCGGCCAGCGCTACGCCCGCTACTCCCTGAAAGCCCAGAAGCGCCGCGCATAAGGAGGCCCGCATGATCCAGCTCAACAAGATCCTCAAGTCCTTCCAGAAGACCATCGACCAGCTCGAACAACTGACCGCCACCAACAACGTCGAGGTCAGCCGCAACACCGAGCAGATCGACCGACTGCAAGAGAAGAACCTGCTGCTGATCGCCGAAGCCCAGGCTGCCAAGGAGACCGCCGAGAACCTGAAAGCCCTGATCGGCCAGTAAATCCCCTCACTACAAACGAACACCCATAGCCCGCCATTGAGCGGGCTTCGTCTTTTCTGGAGGACAGAACATGAGCAAGCAACAACTGACCAACTTCTTCTTCCACGACGGCAGCGTCGAGGCCAAGGGCATCCGCGTCGTCGATCTGAACGGTGAGCCGTGGTTCCTGGCAAAGGATGTGTGCAACGTCCTCGGTATCCAGAACGTCACGGATGCCACCAGGCAAATCAAAGACTCCCGCAAAGTTAGGTTGAATCTAGGTTTGCCGGGCCGCGCTCCCCTGGGGGTGAACGAGGCCGGTCTCTACGACCTGATCCTGCAGTCCCGCAAGCCCGAGGCCCGTGAGTTCAAGGACTGGATCACCGGCACCGTTCTCCCGGCCATCCGCAAGGACGGCGCCTACATCATGGGCGAGGAGAAGGTAGCGACCGGCGAGATGGACGAGGACGCCTTCGTCTTGAAGGCCATCGAGATTCTCCAGCGGAAGATCGACCGGCTCAAAGCAGAGAACGATGCAATGAGCCAGGAGCTGAACGTCCTGACCGTCGACGAGTACCGCGCTCTGACCCATCGCTACTTCACGCACAGCCAGAAGGTGAAGCTGGGTCAGACAGCCGCCCGCATCCTCCGCGCCCGAGGCCAGGAGCCTCAGCGCCAGGAGCGCACTGTCCGCTTCCACGGTGAGGAGCGCACTGTCTGGGTGAACCTCTACCCGCGAGCTGCTCTTGAACAAGCAGAGCGTGAACTGGCGGCATGAGCGAGTGGGTGCAAACCCACTTGCCTTGTCCCTGTGGTCAATCCTCTGACGCCTACTCGATCAACGACAAAGGTTGGGGGAAGTGCTTCTCGTGCGGGAAGAACTTCAACGAGGAGGCGTCGGACTCAACACCCAGAGGTAAACAGCAAGTGGCAGCAGTGAAAGAACTGGTGCCCTTCGGAGAGTATCGGGCACTAAGCAAACGCAAGATCACAGAGGAGACCTGCAAGAAGTTCGGCTACTTCGTCGGTGAGTTCAAAGAGCAGACCGTCCAAGTGGCCCCGTACCGCAACACCGATGGCGAGGTCATCGCCCAGAAGGTGCGGTTCGCTGACAAGTCCTTCACCACCAGGGGCAAGTTCAAGGGCGTGGCCCTGTTCGGCCAGCACCTGTGGGGCGAAGGCGGCAAGAAGCTGGTCATCACCGAGGGCGAGATCGACTGCCTCACCGTGAGCCAGCTCCAGGGCAACAAGTGGCCCGTGGTGTCCATCCCCAACGGCGCTCAAGGCGCAGCCAACTCCATCAAGGAGAACCTCGAATGGGTGCTCACCTTCGAGGAGGTCATCCTGATGTTCGATCAGGACGAGCCGGGCCGCGAAGCTGCCATCAAGGTGGCCGAGCTGCTACCCCCAGGCAAGGCCAAGATCGCCAGCCTCCCGCTCAAAGACCCGAACGACATGCTCGTCGCTGGCCGTGGCCAGGAGGTGATCCAGGCGATCTGGAACGCGAAGGAGTACCGGCCCGACGGGCTGGTCTCCATCGACGACATCCTCGACGAGGTCGAGAAGCCCATCGAATGGGGTAAGCCCTGGTGCTTCGAGGCTCTGACCAAGCTGACCTACGGTCGCCGCGAGGGTGAGCTGTACGCCATCGGCGCTGGCACTGGCGTGGGCAAGACCGACTTCATGACCCAGCAGATCGCCTTCGACGTGGTCGAGCTGGGCGAGCATGTCGGCGTCATCTTCCTTGAGCAGAAGCCGGTCGAGACCGCCAAGCGCGTGGCCGGGAAGATCGCCGGTCGGCGCTTCCATGTGCCGGATGCTGGCTGGACTCCCGAGGAATTGAAGACAGCCGTGGCCAACCTCAAAGGCAAGGTCACCTTCTACGACTCCTGGGGCGAGACCGAGTGGGATGCGGTCAAGTCCAAGATCCGCTTCATGGTGGTCAGCCTGGGCATCAGGCACATCTACCTCGACCACCTCACGGCGATGGCCGACACCTCGAACGAGAAGGAATCCATCGAGCAACTGATGAAGGAGATGGCGGGCTTGGCCAACGAGCTGGGCTGCATCATCCACTTCGTCAGCCACCTGTCCACCCCGGAGGGCAAGCCTCACGAGGAAGGTGGCCGCGTGATGATCCGCCACTTCAAGGGCAGCCGGGCCATCGGCTTCTGGTCGTACTTCATGTTCGGCCTGGAGCGGAACCAGCAAACCGAGGATGAGGAGGAACGGCAGACCACCACCTTCCGCATCCTCAAAGACCGCTACACCGGCCAGTCCACCGGCCACACCTTGAGCCTCGGCTACGACCAAGAGACTGGTCGCCTGTTCGAGATCGCCCAGACCGCCGACGACTACGGCTTCGACGACACCCCGGCCACCACCCAGGAGGGCATCGACCTGCCTTGGGAGGAAAAGCCGGATTTCTAACTATCCACTAGCGCATAGGTACTCCCATGAGAGGCCCAGATGAAGACCCTTGAGTTCGACTGTGAAACAAACGGGCTGCTACACCAGCTCGACCGCGTCCATTCCCTCGTGATCAAGGACGCAACCACCGGGGAGCGTGGCTCCTTCGCTGACCAACCGGGCTACTCGCCCATCAAAGAGGGGCTGGCTTGGCTGATGGAGGCTGACCTCGCGGTCGGCCACAACATCATCAAGTTCGACATGCCCGCGCTGCAGCAGGTCTACCCCTGGTTCAACATCCCAATCGAACGGCTGCGTGACACCCTGGTACTGACCCGCCTGATCTGGCCGGAGATCGGTGACCGGGACACCGGCCTGATCCGCAAGGGGAAACTGCCAGGGAAGCTGCGCGGCTCCCACTCCCTGGAAGCCTGGGGCTATCGCCTCGGGGTCTACAAGGGAGAGTTCGGTAAGACCTCGGACTGGCAGGTCTGGACGCCTGAGATGCAGACGTACTGCGAGCAGGACGTTGAGGTCACCGATGCGCTGTGGAAGAAGATCCAGTCCAAGGAAGTGGCCGAGCGCGCCGTCGAGCTGGAGCACTGGTTCGCCTTCATCATCGGTCTGCAAGAGCGCCACGGGTTTGCCTTCAACACCCAGGCAGCCGCTGCTCTGTACACCACCCTGGTGGCCGAGCGGGAGAAGCTGGACTCGGAACTCAAAGGCGCCTTCCGGCCCTGGTACGTCAACGCCGGGGTCGCCATGCCCAAGCGCCCGAACCGTGCCCAGGGCATCGAGGCCGGGGTTCCGTACTGCAAGATCACCCTGCAGGAGTTCAACCCCGCCAGCCGACTGCAGATCGCTGACCGCCTGACCAAGCTGCACGGCTGGAAACCCCAGGAGTTCACCGAGGGTGGCCAGCCCAAGGTCGACGAGACGGTGCTCTCCAAGCTGCCGTACCCAGCGGCCAAGCTGCTGGCTCGCCGGTTCCTGATCGAGAAGCGCATCGGACAACTGGCCGAGGGGAACCAGGCTTGGCTCAAGCTGGAACGCAAGGGGCGCATCCATGGCTCGGTGAACACCATTGGTGCCGTGACCGGGCGCTGTACCCACAGCCACCCCAACGTCGCCCAGGTGCCGTCAGTCCGTGCCCCATTCGGCAAGGAGTGTCGGGCACTGTTCGGTGCTGACCCTGGCTTCGTCCAGATCGGTGCCGACGCCTCGGGCCTTGAGCTGCGCTGCTTGGCCCACTACATGGCGCGGTATGACGGGGGAGCCTACGCCAAGGTTCTGCTCGAAGGTGACATCCACACGGAGAACCAGAAGGCAGCCGGTCTGCCCACTCGGGATAACGCGAAGACGTTCATCTACGCCTACCTCTACGGGGCTGGCGACGAGAAGATCGGGCAGATCGTTGGCAAGGGTGCGAAGGAAGGAAAGAAGCTCAAGGAGAACTTCCTGAAACGCACCCCCGCATTGAAGCGGCTACGCGAAGACGTTGCGTCAGCCGTGAAAAAGCGGGGCTACCTCGTCGGGATCGACGGGCGACACCTGCACATCCGATCCGACCACGCCGCCCTCAACACCCTCCTGCAATCAGCCGGTGCCCTGTTGGTTAAACAAGCCACGGTCAACTTGTATCGGGAGCTATCCACTCGCGGATACGTCTTCGGCAAGGACTGGGCGATGTTGGCCCACGTTCACGACGAGTACCAGCTCCAGGCCAGGAAGGAGATCGCAGACGAAGTTGCCCAGGTAGCCGTGTGGGCCTTCCAGCAAGCGGGCCGCGACTTCAACTGGCGGTGCCCCCTGGATGGTGAGGCCAAGACCGGCACGAACTGGGCGGAGTGCCACTGATGAACCGCAAGACCCTGATCGTCCTGCAGCGAGCCTACATCGAGCCATTCACCGTGCAGAGCAACTACGCACGGGAGAACGCTGTGCGCGTGGCCGAGCTGGCAAGCCGAGGACTACTGACCACCCATGCTGGCCATGGGCTTTACAGCAAACACTGGCGCGTCACCCCAGCGGGGCGCGCTCTCTTGGAGTACACCGGAGGAGAATCCTGATGTTCAAGAACCTGATCGCCACCCTGTTGATCGTTGTCGCCCTGGTTGCTGGCCCGGCCCAAGCCCGTGGCTTCGCGGCACCGGCTGTCCGCGTCGCCCCTGTGGTTCGCATGGCGCCGACCCCGAAGCCGGTCTACACGCCCAAGCCCCAGGTGGCCCCGCGTTCCACCGCTTCGACCGTCACCACCACCAGCTCGACCTCCCACACCACCACCGATAGCGGCAGCTCTGCAGTCAGCACCGCCATCACCTGGGGCTTCATCGGCGCCATGCTCGGCTCGACCTTCGGTGATGACGACGACGAGGAGGAACAGGAGGACGCCCAGTGAGAGCGCAGTACGTTGACCACATGGGCAGCGACCTGAGCGTGGTGAACGCTGCCCGCGTGTCCTTCGACAAGGTCTCCAAGTGGGAGCGCCCGGTGCTGCGGGTCGAGACCTACATCCACCCGCACAACGGCGACGAATGCGAGCACAAGGTGCTGGGCGACCCGCGCCTCTCCGATGCCGACACCCGGCTGATCCGCTACCTCGCCCGGCATGACCACTGGACTCCCTTCGCTCACACCTCGGTGACCCTGCGGATGCAAGCCCCGGTGCCGATCCGCACGCAATGCTTCAAGCACAAGCAGGGTCTGGTGGAGAACGAGGAGTCTCGCCGGTACATCAGCTCCACGCCTGAGCTGTACATCCCGTCCGTGTTCCGCAGCAAGCCCGAAGGCTCGGCCAAGCAAGGCTCTGCCGGTGAGCACCCGCGCAGCCACGAGTGGCGCCGGGAGTACCGCATGGCTGGCGAGTACGCGATCCGCCTGTACGAGGACATGATCCGTGACGGCGTCTGCCCGGAACAGGCCCGCTTCATCCTGCCGCAAGGCTGCGAGGTGAACTGGATCTGGACAGGCAACATCTACGCCTTCGCCAACTTCTACCTGAAACGCACCGACCCGCACGCCCAGCAAGAGATTCAGATGCTGGCCCAGGAGGTCGGCTCCCTGATCGAACCGCTGTTCCCAGTCTCCTGGGCGGCTTTGACACGTCTGGAGGAATCCACCAGTGGATGAATTGAACCTTGATCTGAGCGGCATCGAAGACCCGGTGACCGCTCGTGTGACCGACCTGATTCGCCTCAGTGAAGCCCTGGACAAGGCCCAGGAGGAAGTCGGCCAGAACGCCCTGAAGGCTGGCCTTGCGTTCGTGCTGGAAGACCTCAAGCGCGTGGTGTTCCCGCCTGTTGCAGTCCAGGGCGACAACATCATCCCGTTCCCCGGAGGCCGCGATGTCCACTGAAACCATCGCACTGATCGACGGCGACATCTTCGCCTATGAGATCGCTGCCGGTGCCGAGGAGCCGATCCACTGGGGTGACGGCCTCTGGACTCTCCATGCGTGGGAAGACCAGGGCCGCCTCCGGGTGGTCGACCGGGTCCATGAGGTGGCCGATGCCATTGGCGCCGACCGCATCATCGTGGCCCTGACGGATGACGTGAACTGGCGCAACTCGGTGCTCCCTTCCTACAAGGAGAACCGGGTCGGCCAGCGCAAGCCGATGATCCTCAAGCCGCTCAAGGAGCAGCTCAAGGAGAGCTTCGAGACGTTCATCCGTCCGGGCCTGGAGGCTGACGACGTGCTCGGCATCCTCTCCACATGGCCGAAGCTGGCTGGCCGCAAGGTCATCATCACCAAGGACAAAGACCTCAAGACCATCCCCGGTCTGCACTTCCACACCCACCGCACCGAGCTGGGTGTGTTCGAGGTCACCGAGCACCAAGCCAACTACCACCACCTGCTGCAGACCCTGACCGGTGACATCACCGATGGCTACAAGGGCTGCCCAGGTATTGGCCCGGCCAAGGCCGACAAGATCCTCCTGCCGTTCGCCCACGAGACCAAGCATGACGACTTCTTCGACGTGCAAGGCGCGTGGCCAAAGGTCGTCGAGGCGTTCGCCAAGGCCGGTCTCTCCGAACAAGAAGCCCTCGTTCAGGCCCGCGTGGCCCGCATCTGCAGGGCATCCGACTACGACTTCAAGACCAAGAAGGTGAAGCTATGGAATCCGTGATCGACATGGTCAACCACCCTGGCCATTACAAGGGGAAGCTCGACCCCATGCTTGCCGCTGTACGCGGTGCCCTCGTCGAGGACGTGGACGGCATCAACATCGAGTGCTTCGAGGCCATGGTCTCGATGATGACCATCGAGGAGCTGCGCGGTTACCTGCGTGGCAACTCCTTCAAGTACCGCTGGCGCTACCAGAAGAAGGCCGGGATTCAGGACTTGGAGAAGGCCGAGTGGTACGAGAAGAAGCTGCTGCGCCTGGAGCGTGCGGTGCGTGAGTACCTGCTATCCCAGGAGCGCGCTGCATGATCGAGAGCCTGGAAACCGCTGTGATCAAGTGGGCGGAAGACCGGGGCATCTTCGAGAAAGCAACCCCGGCCAGCCAGTGGGAGAAGACCCACGAGGAAGTCATGGAGCTGTTCGCCGGCATCGCCACAAACAACCTCGACGAGATTGAGGATGCCATTGGCGACACCGTCGTGACCCTCATCATCCAAGCCCGAATGCACGGGCTGTCCCTCGGTCAGTGCCTCGCCTCGGCCTACGACCAGATCAAGAACCGAACCGGAAAGATGATCAACGGAGTTTTCGTCAAAGATGCACCTTGAGACCTACCACGGTCTCACCCTGGACAATGGGCGTGATGCCCGACTGACAGCCCTCGCAGGAGACCTCCTGCGAGGGTTTTATCTTTCTGGGGGTGAGACTTTCCAACGCGCCTTTGCGCGCCCCGCGCTGGCGTTCTGCAAGGGAGACCTGCGGTTCGCCCAGGACATCTACGACGATGTCTCCCGTGGCTGGGCCATGTACTCCAGCCCGATCCTGAGCAACGCCCCCATGCCGGGCGAGCTGCCCAAGGCCATGCCGATCAGTTGCTTCCTGTCGTTCGTGCCGGACACCCGCGAGGGTCTGGTTCAGCATCAGGTCGAGCTGGCTTGGCTGTCCATGATGGGCGGTGGTGTCGGCGGTCACTGGGATCTGGTGCGAGCTGTGTCCGACAAGTCGGTCGGCCCGCTGCCGCACATCAAGATCGCTGATAGCGCCGTCGAAGGGTTCCGCCAGGGCAAGACCCGCAAGGGTTCCTATGCGGCGTACCTGTCCATTTCCCATCCAGATGTCGTCGAGTTCATGAACATTCGCCTCCCAACCGGGGGTGACGTGAACCGCAAGTGCTTCAACATCCACCACGCGATCAACATCACCGATGACTTTATGGCTGCTGTTTTCGCTGGTCGATCTTGGGAGCTTCGCTGCCCTCATAGCGGCGCTGTGGTTGAAACAGTGGATGCGCGAGAACTGTGGCAGTCGATCCTCGAAGTTCGCTTCCGTACCGGCGAGCCGTACCTGAACTTCATCGACACAGCGAACCGCGCTCTGCCCGAGGCCCAGCGTGCCCTGGGGCTGCGCGTCCATGGCTCGAACCTGTGCAACGAGATTCACCTTGCGACCGACGCCGAGCGCACGGCGGTGTGCTGCCTCTCGTCGATCAACCTTGAGAAGTTCGACGAGTGGAGCAAAGACCCGCGCTTCGTGCATCGCTGGGTTCGGTTCCTCGACAACGTGCTGGACTTCTTCATCGAGCACGCCCCGGACGTAATGAGCCGTGCGGTGTACTCGGCCATGCGTGAACGGGCCATCGGCCTGGGCGCCATGGGCTTCCACTCCCTGCTGCAGAGCAAGCGGGTGCCGTGGGAGTCGGTCATCGCCAAGTCCATGAACCGCCGCATCTTCGCCAAGATCGAGGCCGACGCCATTGAGGCAAGCCAGGAGCTGGCCCTGGAGCGCGGCGAGGCACCGGATATGGTGGGCACTGGCCGTCGCAACAGCCACCTGCTGGCCATC